GTCGATGACCCGTGTGTCTAGCTATAACTCAATTTCGATTTAAGGAGAAATAGTCATGGCTCTCGGTCTAAACAAAAATTGTACTAGCAAGCGCAAGCACCAACACCCCCGGTGCTTATTGGCAACTTACTACTGTTTCAGCAAACAACACTACTGTTGTTATTCCTGCTGGAACGTATCTGTTGTTTCCTACAGCAAACGTCACAATTGAAGCGGTGTCGGCTTACAACACTAATACCGCTTGTGCGTCTCCATCTACTTTCTCAACTCTTATTGCCAATAATACTGGTGGCGTGTTGATTTCTGACGGTGTGAACGTGCGAGCAAACGTGATTGTTGCTACGTTGACTACAGTTACTTTGGCTACGGTCAATGGCGGTCAAGCTGCAAGCGGTACTTACAACACATAAGGAACCGTTATGTCTAACGCAGATGCAGTTGGTCAGCTTTATCTTGACAGTTTTGGCAATGGTCGTATTGGTTTTATTAGAGCAGCGTCTCTTGCAACGTCTGGCAATGCGGTTATTACCATCCCTATTCTTGGGGGTGGTTTAACTAATGCTGGAGCAGCGGCGGGTTCTGGTTCTGTTATTGTTCGCCGTATTACGGTGTCTAATGCAACCGGAAACGTAGCTACTGGAAACGTGGCAATTAGCGTAGCTAGTGATGGCAATATTGCTGCTGCTAATGCGGTAGTTGCAAACGTGGTTCTAAGCAATATGACAGGTGTTGGTAAGTACCAAGACTTGACTGTTGCTGGTGCTTACGGTGCAAACACAGCTATCACTGGTTTTTCAACACAAGCCTTGTACGTCAACATTAACACAACCAATGCAAACGGTACTGTTGATATTGCCGTTTATGGCGAAGTCGTGAGTTTCTAAATGTCTGTTATCTTTGTAACTAATAATTCTGACAAAGTATGGAAAGATGGCTATGCCGGTAAATTCTATACCTTTGGTAAAGGCGAAACGGTAGAGATACCGATTGAAGTTGCCACGCACGTTTTTGGTTACGGAGATGACAACAAAGAACCTTATTTGGCAAGGCTTGGCTGGATTACAACTGCTAATGATTTAGATAAAGGTTTAGAGCTTTTGTCTAAATGGGAGTTGTCCACCGAGCCTCCAAAAAAGAACCAATCGTTATCCCCGTTGGTGGAAAGAGTACCCCTAGAGGTTGTAAAATCTCGTGGGGGAAAAGTCCTGTCAGCAGCTTAAAGATTATGGAAGGTAAATGTCTCAAAATTTGTCGGGATACATCACCCAAGTTAGACGTTTGCTGCATGATGCCAATGCCAATTTTTACACGGACCAGCAGCTAACAGATTACATCAATGCCGCCCGTGCAAGAACGGTGCGGGATACTGGTTGTCTGCGTTCCATTCAAGTTACACAATCTCCCGCCCCCGTTGCAAATCCACTTAATAGCGCAACCGCTACAAATCCAACGGTGTGGACTGCAAGTACGCCATACAGTTTAAATGACTTTGTTTTTTCAAACATTTTTATTTATCAAGTGACATTAGCAGGAACAAGCGGAACAACAGCACCCGCTTATCCATCTGGCACAACAAACTACCCACCAAGCACACAATTTACAGATGGCACTTGCGGATTAACGTATGTGGGAAACGTAGAGCAAATCCCGTACTCTACGTTGCCACAAGGCGCAAACACGCTTGATATTCTTAACGTAAATTTGTATTGGGGCAATAGTCGTGTGCCGCTAAATTATTTGCCGTGGACAGACTTTAATGCTCGTATGCGGTTTTGGCAAAACTACATTGGTAGACCAGAAGCGTTTTCAATCTATGGACAAAATACTATTTACATTGGTCCTATTCCAGACCAAATTTATCAATTAGAAATTGATACTGTCATTTTGCCAACAGATATGACATTGGCTGCTCCTACTGTTGCTGACACAATTACTGACCCGTACACTTCTTGCCCTCAATACTATGCTGCGTATTCCGCTAAGTATTATGAGCAATCGTTTGGTGAAGCGGAGATTTTTAAGCAAGAGTACATTAACAACGCAAGAAGCGTCCTGAATACGACCTTTACTCGCAGGATTCCTTCAGCTTATAGCAGTCCATACTAATCATGGCAGCGGCAGAGCAAAAGAAAAGCTACAAAGTTGTTAAGCAATTTAAAGGGCTTAACACTAAGGCTAACCGCACAGCTATTGAAGAAGAAGAATTTTCTTGGGTTGAAAATGCTCAACCTATTGGCTATGGCAACTTAAAAATTATCCCTAGCTACATTACGTCTAAAGATACAAGTAACAATGCTGTTGTCTGGGCAAATACCGTTACGCATTTAACGTCTTGCAACATCGACACAACAGATTTTGTTATTGCGTTTCAAACAGACGGTAGCGCACAGTTTTACAACTTAGTCACTAAAGCAACAGGCAATGTGGCTGTTGCGAGTACGTTTTCTAACACTGGCGTTATTACAAGCCAATGGAAAAATGAACGTATGCTTATTCTTGACCCGGCAAAAGGTTACTTTACTTGGGATGGCAACAATGTTGTATCTGTTGGCTCTGTCGGCATTATTGCAGTTACTAATGGCGGTTCTGGTTATACCGGCGAGCCTACCGTCACAATTAGTGCGCCACTCAATGCAAACGGCACTCAAGCCAATGCAACAGCATCCGTTTTATCAGGAGCCGTTGCGCTTGTTTCGTTAGATGATGCTGGTTCTGGTTACGGTGTTCCGCCCCCAACAATTACTATTTCTGGTGGTGGTGGTTCTGGCGCAACAGCAATTGCTGGTGTTGTTACTTTTGCAACAGGCACAGCATCAGCCGTTGTAGTGACAGGCGGAACCGGATATACAAACGCTGCTAATACGGTTGTAACATTTGCTGGCGGGGGCGGTACAAACGCTGCCGGTACTGCGGTATTAGGCGGTGGTCAGATTCAGCAAATCATAATGTCTAACCCCGGCTCTGGGTACACTAATGCGGCTAATTTAACGGTCACAATATCGGGCGGGGGTGGTGCAAATGCGGTTTGTAAAGGAATTGTTAACTCTGACCTTAATTGTGGCATTTCTTCTTTTAGTGGTCGGGTTTTTATTGCTGCCGGGCGCACTATTTTTTATTCTGCTTCAGACTCCTACACTGATTTTACAAGTGTTTCTGCCGGGTCTTTTGTTTTAACGGACTCTACGCTGCATGGCAACATTCAGCAAATATTGTCAGCAAACAACTTTTTGTACATTTTTGGCGATAATTCAATTAACGTCTTTTCTGACGTTAGGGTGGATACAAATGGAATTACGTTATTTACCAATACAAACGTATCTGCATCTGTTGGCAGTAAACGAGCAAACGCTATTTTCCCTTACTTTCGTTCTGTGTTGTTTTTAAACGACTATGGGGTATATGCACTTGTTGGTTCTACAACATCCAAGATTTCAGACGCTTTAGACGGAATGTTTCCAAGCATTGACTTTAGTTACCCCATCTATTCGGGTCAAGTATTACTAAATAACATTCTGTGTGCGGCGTTTAATTTTCGCTATTACGATGCTGTATTTACGCAATCGTATCGGTATGTACAAGCGGTGTTCTTTGAGAAAAAGTGGTTTATTACGTCTCAAGGTGATTCTCTGCAATATGTCACTTCTGTACCAGTAAGCGGGTCGGTTACATTGTTTGGCACATCAAGCAATAGCCTTTACCAGTTATACGGCAATACGTCAGCATCTATTACATCAAGAGTGCAAACGGCTTTGTTGCCAATGTCTGACCCGATTCGCACTAAACAAGCGTTAAAGATTGGCATTGAAGCTACGGCAAGCAATATCAGTTCTATTACGATGCAAGCCACGGTGGATAGTGAAAACCAAGCTAGTTCACCGTATACGCTTTCTAGTCTAGTAACTTGGATTAACAATAGTTTGCAAGTCATTCCTTGGACTAATAATTCTAGTACTGTTATTGGCTGGGGTCAGATTGGCTATAACTTGTACAAAACAGACGCTTCAATGTATGGAAAATACGTTGGAATCACAGTAACATCATCAAATCCCGGCTACGTTTATAACGGATTTGAATTTGAACATGAATTGAGAGTGAGGTTCTAAATGGCTGTCCCAAATATTTTTGCTACGGCAACTACATCTATTCCGCTATCCCAACTGGATAGTAACTTTGCGACAGCCATTACACTTGGCAACACGGCTGTTTATCTTGGGAATACGACTACGTCTTTTGGTAACGTCACGTTAACCAATGCAACAATTTCTAGCGGTAACTTGTCATCTGGCGTAACAATTACCAATCCTACAATTACTAACTATGTAGAAACATTGTTTACCGTAACTGGAAGTACAACGGTTGCGCTAACAAACGGTACGATTCAAAAGATTACAACGTCTGGTTCTACAACTGTGACGCTGCCAGCAAGTGTTGCGGGTAAGAGTTTTACAATTTTAGTGTCGTATGCGGCGGCTGATACGCTGACATGGGCGGGTGGTAGTACGCTCAAGTGGGCGGGTGGAACAACTCCAACACCAACAAGTGCTACGGGGAAAATTGATATTTTCAGTTTTTTCCAAGACGGTACAAACACTTACGGTATTACTAACGGACAGAATTACTAATATGCTAAGTGCATCTAAATCCGGTAGTGGATTATCCACAGGCTACAACCTCACACGCTCGCTGCGGTTTAGGGCGAGTGCGTCTGCAAACTTGTCAAAAGCGGCATTTTCAAC